CTAGCCAGCTTGATTTAGAAACCTTCTACAGGTTGCGTGGTAGGTGTGCTCCTAAGAGAGGGTGGCTCTTCTTGGGTGGTACGTTTGAAAGTTCGCTGGGCTGGTATCCGCAGACGTTTACTGCGTGGGAGTCTGGTGTAGGAGAGGAAGGAAGCTATTCCCTTCCCAGCTACTCTAACTTTCACCTGTACCCCGGTGGGCGTAATGATCCTGAAATAAAACGATTGGAGGCTGTATCTAGCGATGATTTCTTTATGGAACGTATTGAGGGACTTCCAGTACCACCTAGAGGATTGGTCTTCAATGATTTTCGGGCATCAATCCACTCCTCAGAAGTTGATTACATCCCCGGTGAGCCTGTGCATATTTGGATTGATCCCGGTTACGCTGGGGGTTATGCTCTGGAAGCGGTACAAATAGTCGATGATGTGGTACGTATATTCGATGAAATATACGAAATAGGACTAGTTACAGAAGAAATAATAGATAAAGCTATTGCAAAACCATGGTGGAAAGATGTTCAATATGGTGTAATCGATATCGCAGGGTATCAACATCAGGCTATGCCAGCACCTGCAGAGATATGGATGGCTAAAACTGGACTCTATTTGAGTTCACAGAAGATACAAATCAACGATGGTACGGAAAGATTAAAGAGTTTTTTGAAGGTTGACCCGATAAGTGGGTATCCTAGGTTAATGATTGACCGCATGTGCACAGGTATTTTGTCTGAATTTGGGGCTGTACCCAATCCTTTCGATGGACAAACCAGAGCATATAGGTGGAAAATGGACAGAGATGGGGTAATTGTAGGACAAACCCCGGAAGATAAGTATAATCACGGTATAAAAGCTGTGATATATGGCTTGGTTAACCAATTTGGATATGGCTATGTCGCTAATCGTGGAAAAATTATGGTGAAACATTGGTAGCAAAAACAGCCGACCAGATAACTAAACTTGTAGATGACCACAGAGATAGTACATATCCTTTCAGAGAAAGGATGCAAGACGATTATGACCTGTATGTACTCAATCCCTATGATGCTGGTGATGGATATGAGTCATATACGTCCAATGAACCCCGAACTTATGCAGATAAAATAGTATCTTGGCTGTCTTCAGCAGAACTTACGATAAGAATTCCTAATATCGAAGAGCCAAGACAGCAAAGAGATATGAATGATGCCAAAGAAAAATTTCTTATAGGGATTTTTCGTGGAGCAGACGAGCGGTTGAAGAGAAGACTTCAACCTGCTCTTCGTGAACAGCTAGCTTGGTATATATCTTTAAGAGGATGGTATGCCGGAAGAGCGCTACTACACAAAGACTCAAATGGTAAGACTCAAATTGACATAACACCTTGGGATGCTATGCATACCTACTGGTGTGAAGGAGAGGAAGGTCTTGATTGGGCATGCTACAAGATTCAAAAGACAAAAGGTGAGATATTAAGCCAATATGGGATAGATTTAGTAGATCAGGATGACGAATTACCTGTAGATATATATGACTTCTATGATGAAGAACATAATATTGTATGTACCAGTACTACTATTCTTAAATCTGCAACACCTCACAACGCTGGAAGAGTACCTGTATTTCTGGGAATGGTAGGCCCACAGCCACTTATCCAGAATATAGATGACAAAACCAGAACAGATACTATTGCCGAGTATGGTGAATCTGTATTCTCTGGTAACAGGGAACTATACGATAACCACAACTTTATTATGTCAGTCATGATGGAGATGGTGTCACGTTCTAGGAAGCAGGGTATAAAAATTATATCCAGAGATGGTCAGAAAACATTAGATGAAGACCCTTATAAGGCAGGTGCTGAGGTAGCACTAGGTCAGGGTGAGGATATACAGCCACTAGGATTAATGGAAGTGGCAAAAGAGACAGGCGCATTCATGGGTCTTGTCTCTGCAGAACTACAACGTGGTGCAATACCACACTCGGTATACGGTGATCTTCAATTCCAGTTAAGTGGATTTGCAATTAACACTCTCAGGCAGGGAATAGATACTATACTGTCTCCCAGAGTTAGTGCGATGGAAGATGCCTACTATCAAATATGTTTATTAATATGTGACCAGTATGGTACTGGTGCATATGATCCTATAAGTGTCTCAGGTAGAGACAAGAATCGATTATATTTCAGCGAGACAGTTGCTCCAGAAGCAATAGATCAGGCTGGAATGCCCGAAGTAAAGATAGTTAGCCAGCTACCAGAAGACGATATGTCACGTATGTCTATGGCTCAGATGGCAAGAGAAGGCCCAACTCCACTATTATCAGATAATTTTGTACGAGATAAGATACTCGGACTACAGGATGCAGACTCTATTGAGGATGCTATAAAAGAACAAATGGCAGAGAGAGTATTACCAGAAGCATCTCTCTGGACTTTATTATCCGCTACAGAAAATCGTGGACGACCCGACTTGTCGCAGTTTTACTACGGTGAACTCATGCATCTACTCCAGCAAAAGCAGATGATGCGAGCACAGAGTATGATGCCTCCCGGTGGGTCGCCACAAGGTGGGAACTCCGGCCCTAATGGTGGAGGCCCACCATCTATGAATCCCGGTGTAATGCCTAATGCTATGATGGGTGTACCACCTCCTGCCCCTACTCCTCAGGGTGGCCCTAATGTACCACCCGGACAACCTAGACCCGGAGCACAAGAATCAGATGAGCAGTTAAGAAGGCTCGGATTACTTGGCCCTAGGGGTGGATAATGGCATTCGGATGGGAAATAATAAATCGTAAAGGTAATAGAATAAATCTTCAGACCTATGATGGTTCAGGTCGTATGCAAGATGATTCTTTTTTAATAGAAGCTATTGTTCCACAAACTACTCCTACTAGGTCTTATAGAGAATTTACATCTTCTATAGAAGATATAAAAGCAGAAGCTAGGAGACAGTTCCCAGCCCCAACAGCAGGGATGGCTTCAGAGGAAATTGATCCTAGTACTGGATTAGCTTATGGGTATCCGACACCACCACCACCACCAACCCCTACTCAGTTTTCTCCGCAAGCTGAACAAACTCTTAGAGCATATAATTTATTCCCTCCTGCACAAGAGCCACAACAAGAAGCAGTACAAATGGGATTGCCTAACCCTATTGAAGCAATAAAAACAATTATTGATATGGTAACTGGCGGTGATGATGAGAAGAAAGAAGACCCGATACAAACAGTTATTCAGCCACCACCACAGCAAGGTAATAATAACCAGCCACCACCACCACAGCCACCACAACAAGTGGGAGATAGCAAGGCTGATATTCTGCCTCCTAATATTACTCCTACTCAACCTGTATATGATCCGTTTCCAGATTTAAATTGGAATGATACCTATAGAGGATTTGTTGGACAACATAAAATTACTAGTCCTCAAATGTATCAACATATTATTGAACAAGGACTATCAAGTAATCCTTTAACTCGTACTGCACAAACACAATTTTTATTACAGGGTGACTATAGATTAGGAAGTAATGATCCTTCATTTGGCCCTAGGGCAGATTTAGCATCTGCCATGCAGAATTATGAAGTAGATGATAGAGATGGAAATCCTTATTGGGAATTCCTAGAAAGCTATGTACCTCTGGAAGGTAAACAACTTATAGATACAATTGATGGAGTTATAGCTAATCTTGATCCTAATGCTCCTATGATAAATGTTGAATCTACAGATATTTCCAGACGAGATATGAAACAAGCAAGATGGAGACAAAGGTTTGGAATTGGCGAAGGAGCTGACCTAAGACAACAGCAACTTGCAGCATTACCGATATTTGAACATACTTCTCCGGCTTTGAAGAATGAGATAGCTGGTGTATTATCAACATTATATTCTAACTGGCTGGTATCTCCAGACAGACAAGATCAGGATAGTTGGTTAGAATACGTAAGAGATAAAGACTATTTTGGATTAGTACCTAGTAATGTACTTGCTGGTAATTACAGAGATAGACAACAAATTTTTAAAGAATACGGAGAAGGAGGATAACATGGGTACTGGATGGGCTAACTTAATGGGGAATTTTAATCCCGCAGGAACACAAAGTATTGCAGATACTTATAGTTACTGGCTTAGAAATAATATGGGAGCAAACCCATTAGCTTATAACTATGGTGCTGCAAACCAACCTTGGGCATCATTGGCATATTTAACTGATCCTTTGCAACAAGGTGTTAATGTTGGTAGTGGTGGATATATGACTCAA